CGAGTAATCAGCTTTTCTTCACCAGCGTTGTTACCGCTGTGTTCGTCGTATGCAACGACAGTGCCGCGACCATACTGAGCTTCGCCGTATGCGAATGCGCCCTGACCCAGAATGTAGGTCGTGTAGGTCTTGCGGTTGGTTCCCTGAACAACGAGGCCAGTGTCGTCGATGACAACGCGCTTGCCGTAGTAGGTCGTGAAAGGAACGGTTGCCGAAGGAGCCTGGAACGAACCGGGTTCGCGCTTCATCAGGTTAGTGAAAACCTGCGAGTGCATCACGATCACGCCCAGCTTGTCGGCGCTGTCGCCCATCGTCTGGCAAGCGTCAAGGATGGTGTTGATCGTCACCGACTGAGCATCGGTAGCGTTGCCGGTTGCGTCGGTTGCGAGGTTCAGAACCATGTCACCGCCGTTGTTGGCGATGTTAGCAACTTCGATGCCCTTCAGCTTCGCCAGCACGTTCTGCTGAATGTCCTGCGTCCAGTAGGTAGCAGCAACGGAAGCGATATAAGCAGGAACGTCCTCACCGATAACGGTCGAGGTCAGTTCCATTGCCGACCATGCCTTAGCGCGGTAGTCCTTCTGAGCGACCTGAGCCGAAGCGGTCACGTTGGAAGTGCCACCCTTAACAGTGCTGTCGTCGTTCATCAGGTCCGATTCAGACCATGCGAACGGATTGAAGTGAGGAAGAGTAACGACAGTGCTTTCGCTTGCGGCGAGAGCGTCGAAGTTGACGGAATTAACGAGAACTGCCGAGTTCAGCAGAGCAGACTTAACGGTGGTCTGCTGGCGAGTGTAACGGTCGAATACTTCTGGAACGACCACGTTCGATAGCGATGTGGATGCCATGTTTGGCTTACCTCCAACTTATTGATGTTGATTACCGCGCAACATCAATTGTTGCCGGAACACAGATTGCTTGTGTCCTGCTATTTAGTTGGAAGGCTGTTGTTGGTGTTTTGATATGGCAATACTGAGCGCAGGAAAGGGCTGCGCTCAGTTATATCAATTAGCCGTTCAGATAACCGTTGCCGGTTGCATTTGCCCAAGCCTTTGCGGACTCTGGATTGGTCTGCAAAAGCGTCTGATACTCACCAAGCGCAAATGGCTTGTTGGAGTAGTCGGTCGACTTTGCACCATTGTTGCCAGTCGCATCAGCACCAGCATTGTCAGCAGCGCGGACGAAGTGCGAACCATCCTTAGCGAAATAGCCCTTCGCAAAGTCTGCAATGCTCTTTCCATCAATGGTAGCTGCGCCATCCTCATAGACAGCCTTGCGGTGCATGATCGCTTCAACGGCTTCGACCATTTCAGGACGGACATTACCGGATGCAATGGCAGCACTGATCGCGCCATCGAGACGGGTGGAACGGAGTTCGGTGGACAGGGTGTCGCGCTCGCCGGTCATGTCGGCCAGAGCCTTTTCCAGCTTCTTGTGATCGCGCTGTAGGGTTTTAAGTTCGTCGCCAGCAGCGGCATTGTCCTCTGCGGCATCTGCCAGCTTTTCGGCAGCATCGGCACGAGCAGTCTCAGACTTGAGTTTGCCGATAACCTCTTCGTTTTTGGCCTCCAGCTTGCTGATCGAAGTGAGCGCCTTATCAAGCTGGGCTTCCAGCTCTTCAATTGTCTTAGTCATGTAATACCTCTGGCCGTAAGCCAATTAGGGGTGCGGCGTAACCGCGTTCCGCAACAGGCGTAGCCAGTGCCACCTATTTAGCTGGGCCAGAGGTATGTGCCGGTTATGCGACCGGCGGCGCTTGTTCCTCACTCTGAGTGACTACGACAGGAGCGGGCAGCAAAGCAGCAGCATCCGCCGCCTTCTTCTGGTCGTCCTCAATGCGCTTTTGCTCTTCATCGAGCGTCAGCGTTTCATTGTGAACGCCGCGATCGCGCAGGGCATAGAAGAAGCTCTCAAACGACATACCGCCGCCGTTATATACCTCAAACAGAGCCTTAATCTCGCTCGCGTCCATCTTGGTCGGCAGGTAGTCGGTGTTAAGCTGGTAGTTCACTGCGCTGCCATCGGTCCAATCCGCGACAAGCTGCAATGCCTTGGTGATTTTGGCGGAAATATGGTTCGCGATGGAGGCCAGGACGGAGTTTTCTGCTCCCTGACGAAGTGCCTCTGTCTCTGCTGCTTCTGGAGCAGGCTTCACACGCGCAAGGATGCGACTTGCCACCACGGCCAGCTTGTCCTCAATTCGCTCTAGCTGCCTTTCCAGCGACGGGATGCCATCACCGGACGGCGCTACCCATTTCAGGTCGGCTTCCGCGCTTTCGGTTGCGAGGATCGCACCGGGGCTGACTGTTACCTTGTCAACATCGCCGCTCTGCAAGCCCTTCGCGAACAGCATGGGAGTGGAAATGAACATATGACAGGAAGTTAGAAGTCCCTGCATACGGTAGTGGTCGAGATTAAGCTGAACCACATGATCCATGATCGAGGGTTGCGGCTTAATCAGGTCATCTTCACTCAACAGCACGAATGGAATTTCGCGCAGCGGCTGGCCGTTCTTGCGTGGAACAATCGGAGCGTCAGGGAACCAGCTTCCGCCGTTCTTGCGATAGATTGTGACCGTATAAACGCTATCCAGCAGTTCCAGAACACGAACAGTGTCCTCATCATCGAGCAGGCGCACATAAACCACGCCCACGCCAGCCCCCACAGCGCCCTTACGCACCTCCAAGATGGAATGAGCGGGATATTGCAGGATATAGGGACGGATGCCCTGTGCGACTGCTTCCGCTGCGCTCGTTGCGCTTCCCGATGGATGATCGACAAGCAAGCCGTAATAGGCGGTGGTCAGATATGCGCGACAAACCTCTTTTGCGAGGTCGTTGATGCTCTTTCCGTCGCGGGTGATGAACTGCTTTAGGACGCCATCAATGATGCCGTCATTTTCCAGCACTGGATTGCGACGGAACATCAGCCCCAGCAAGCCCGTCAAAGTGCGGTTAGCTGCTGGATAGAAAGAGACATGATCCTTGAAAGACTTGTATTCCTCCGCGCTCATATCGCTGTAGGCTTTGGGGAGATACTTCGTCCCCCTTACCTTAACAGGATAGTGGCCGCCGACTACATCAGCGTTAATGTCCCATCGCTCATGTTCGCAAGCAATGTCGGAGTGTGGTTTACTAACGTCCATGGAATACCTCGAATTAATTCGAGATATTTAGCTGCGCCAAACTCCACCGCTGCGCTTAACGGTAAGAGGACCGCCACCACCGCCGGACAGCTTCATTAATTCAGTTAGACCCCAAACGAGTGCGTCCATGCGGTCAGGTGACTTCTTTGCACCTTCCTTGTAATCACACATTTGGCTCTCAAGTTCCTTGAAGCTGTCTGTGTGGAATACCTGTCCCTTTAGATACAATTGCTGGACTGGTTCAGCGCGGATGATCTTAGAGCGGGATGCAGAAACTACCTTGATCGGCATATTACGACGATGGGTGCGGATGGTGTGTTCCACCATTTCGCCGCCGTAGTTCTTTTCAGCTACCACAAGGTCAGCTTCCCAGTAATCATACATGGCAGCGACTTTTTTAGACCACTGCTCAGGCGTTCCCTGAATGGAAGCATCTTCCAGCACATAGGCATTGCCATCCCATCCAAGGCCGACCACGACGATGCCGGTATAGTCGCTGTTATTGCCGGAAGAGCCTGCCGGATCGACCGCAACGATGATACGCACAAGCTGATCGCGATTGACCGACCTGAACCTGAACATGTCCTTGCGGAAGAGCGCGTTCGGGTTGTCATCACGCCAGCGACCTTCAAGGAAACGAGAGGCCATATTGGGAGAGCCATCGTAACGCTCGGCTAGGGCGTCCAAATAGCCCTTTGCGATATTGCCCGCGTTCTCATGAGCAGGAAGGAATACAGCGCGCCATTTGCGCTTGCTCTCATCCTTAAACGGCTTGCCGGAAGTAGGATGCTGCTTGAGGCGGAATGTCTGATACTCCCAATCCGACTTTAGATCAGGATTGCAGTCAAAGAGCATGAGCGGACGGCTCATGATAGGAGTGCCATCGGGATTAAACTGCGGCTTGCCTTCGTTGACTAGCTGCCCGGTGTCAGCCATACGTGACGCAAGCTGCTGGACTATCTCATAGTCGCCAATCTCGTTGCATTCGTTGATCCAAGCTGTCGCGTATTGCGCACCCAGCACCTTGTCGATGCGACTAGGGTCTAGCCCTTCAAAGAATATCTTCGATCCGTTGTGGAACTCGACCACATTGTCAGCCTTCGCGATGCGACTAACAAGGTCACGCTGCCAAGTGGGATAGATCATATCCATCACTTCGGGAAACGTGCCGCTAAACAGGTGACTGTGACAGCTTCGCAGCGTCAAACGGAAGATCGCGTGCTTCGTGCCGGGATACATGATCGCACGATTGACAATGAGGCTTGTGAGGATAGCAGACTTGCCGGAACGCGATGGACCGAACGCAAGTAGGTTCTCTACAAACGGGTCTTGATGGGCAATTCCGATAAGCTGTAGCTGTTTTGGGTTCGGTGTGAATGTCTTCGCCATCCGATATTTAATCGAAGGCAGAAAACCTCATTCCTCAGAGCATTTTGCTATCGCCCTTTGATTCTAATGGCAGCATACAATTGCGGAAGGAGATGCAGTATGTTTGAGAACTTCCGTCCGTGGTCTGTTGCAGAGGTTGCAGTAATCGTGTCTTTTGCAGTGGTATGCTGCATTGCGAGCGGCGGCGCTTAAACAGCACTCCACACGATAGCATTGATAAAGCCCCCGGAAGCAATTCCGGGGGCTTTATTGTCTTTCTAAGTCTTAGACGGGATATGCCTCCTAACGGCCTGCTGCCCCGCGTTAACTCCTAGTGTCCCTTCAAAATACCAAGCAGCGAGGTGGCAGCCGCTTTACCGGAGGGAGACAGTAAGGAGCAGAAATAGCCTGAACGATCCCGCGACAAACGGACCTAAAGGAGAATTGCAGCAGCCTTCTTGCCGTCTATTTATCAGCAGAGTTTTTGCGGATTCGTCGGATCGCTTTTCCATCAATGCCAAGTTCCTTCGCCAGCACAGATACCTTTTTGTCTGATGCGAGGATGGTAGCGATTACCTGTTCAGTGATTTTGCTGTCCTTGCGCTTTGTGTAGAGCTTGCGCTTGATCGGCTGGGCTTCCGTCTCCGCATAGCGAAGCCCAAAATCCTCCGGCTTGAACTCCGTGTAGGTGCGGCGCTTCTGAGGCGCTAATCCGTTGCTTTCCCCGCGCTGGAATGCTCTCAAGTCGGCTAGGCTCTTAAACTCCCGATGGCCGTGGCTGTTATTCTCACGCTCGATGCGCGCCCATTCCTTCAACTGGTCAATTTCGTCTGTCATATCGTAATTTAGCAAGCCGTTAACCGTCACCTAGCTAGGTCGGTCACTCAGAGTGAGCGAGGAAATATGGCTAAGACACCAGATGAAATGATGTTCGACGTTGCTATGCAATGGAATGAGCTTCTCAACGATGTAGCGGACGAGGAAGGGGCAACTATCTTCGCGAGCCATGATAATTTCACCATGGAAGTGAAGCAGCTTACCTATCTAGTAGAAGCGTTTCAGGCGGAAAAGCCAATCGACCTCGCCAAGCTGTCGTGGAATGAGGACATAGATGGTGCTGGTGATTACATCGAATGGAGCGATCGAGTGATTGCAGCGATGAACTACGCGGTTGCTTGGCTACGCGAACACATCGAGACAACCGACGAATGA